TCAATTTGGTTACCGGATAACTTTATGAATGCGGTTAAGAACAATAGTGATTGGTACTTATTCTGTCCTAATGATATTAAAAAAGCGGGTATTAAACCATTACAAGAAGCGTATGGTGATGAGTATGAATCAAACTACAATAAAGCGGTTGAACTTGGTCTTGGTAAAAAAGTAAAAGCTCAAACAATTTGGAATAAAATCATTGAATCACAGGTTGAAACGGGGGTTCCTTATTTATGTTCTAAAGATAGTGCTAATAGAAAGACAAACCATCAAAACATTGGGGTGATTAAACAATCTAACCTATGTAATGAGATTTACCAATATACTGATGAAACTACTACAGCAATTTGTACATTGTCTTCTATGGTGTTAAAAAACTTTATCATTAAAGGCGAGTTTGATTTCAAATTACTTTATAGTGAAGTTAGAAAGGTTGTTAGAGCACTTAACAAAGTTGTTGACATTAATAGTTATTCAACTGAACAAGGTAGAAAAGGTGGTTTAGAACAAAGAGCAATTGCAATTGGAACTCAAGGACTTGCTGACGTATTCTTCTTAATGGATTATATCTTCACATCTGAAGAGGCAAAACAGTTAAACAAAGAAATCTTTGAAACAATCTACTTTGCTGCAATCACAGAGAGTATGGAATTATGTAAATCAGGTGAATACAAACCATACAAATTCTTTAAAGGGTCGCCAATGTCAAAAGGTATATTCCAATTTGATATGTGGGGATTAGATTATGAAGGATTAGGTAGAATGTGGGATTGGGATTCACTTAAGTTAGAAGTGTCCAATCACGGGGTTTGTAATTCGTTATTCACGGCTCAGATGCCAGTTGCATCTTCAGCTAAGATTACAGGTTCATTTGAAATGACAGAACCAGCTCACTCGGCATTATTTAATCGTCGTGTAGTTGGGGGTGAAATTTTAATTGTTAACAAGTACTTAATTAGTGATTTTGAAAAAATAGGTATTTGGTCTGAAGATTTAAAAAATGAAATCATTATGAATGAAGGGTCAATTCAAAATATTAACTTTAATAATTATCTTGACCAAGAAGATAAAAATTACAACAAGAAAGTTAAAAGAATTGAACATTTAATTCCAAAATATAAAACAATTTGGGAAATATCTCAAAGAGAATTAATTGATATGGCGGCAGATAGAGCACCATTTATTGACCAATCACAATCAATGAATATCTATATGTCCAATCCAACATTATCAAAGATTTCATCATCACACTTCCATTCGTGGGGTAAAGGATTGAAAACACTTTGTTATTATGTTAGAACAAAGGCGATATCAACCGGAGCTAAACACTTGGCGGTGGACATTTCAAAAGTAGGTCAACCAAAACAAATTGAGAAACCAACAGTTGAACTAACTTCAAAACCAACAGACACAGAATTTGAGTGTTTTGGGTGTGGGTCTTAATAAGAATATAAATCACGACTTAAGGTCGTGATTTTTTATTTTAAGGGTATTTATAAAAAATAATTACGACACTATATTTATAGATATGGCAGATGGAAAAACATATGGTATTAATTTCCCTTTTAGGGATTCTTATGATGGGAAGTATTTAGACCTTTCTACGGATAGTACTCAAGAAACAAGAACGGATTTAATACATTTATTGTTGACTAGAAAAGGTACAAGATATTTTTTACCTGATTTTGGAACAAGATTGTATGAATTTATATTTGAACCATTAGATGGACCGACATTTTCGGACATTGATGCTGAAATTAGAGATGCAGTTGAAGAATATATACCGGGAATAACAATAAAAAATATAAGTATTACAGCGGCTTCCGATGGTGAAGAAGATAAGGGAACTTATATTGACCAATATGATACTCGTGTTTTTAGAGTACCGGGTATTGGTACTAAAGAACATACTGCAAAAGTAAAAATAGATTATCAAATAAATAATGACGTGTTTAACGCTAGTGATTTTGTAATCCTAAATATTTAAAGAATATGGCAAATAAAAAAATATCGTATACTACGAGAGATTTCCAATCAATTAGAACAGAGTTAATAAACTTCACTAGAACTTATTACCCTGATTTAGTTGACAACTTTAATGATGCGAGTGTGTTCTCGGTATTATTGGATTTAAATGCGGCGGTTACTGACAACCTTCAATTTAATATTGATAGAAGTATTCAAGAAACTGTTTTACAATACGCTCAACAAAGGTCGTCAGTTTTTAATATTGCAAAGACTTACGGATTAAAAGTACCGGGTCAAAGACCATCAGTCGCTTTAGTTGATTTCTCAATAACGGTTCCTGCTTTTGGTGATAAAGAAGATTTAAGGTATTGTGGTATACTACGTAGAGGTTCTCAAGTAAATGGTGCCGGTCAAGTATTTGAAACGGTTTATGATATTGATTTTTCATCACCATCAAATGCTGAAGGATTTCCAAATAGATTAAAAATACCAAATTTTGATTCTAATAATAAATTACTAAATTATACAATAACTAAACGAGAAACTGTTGTTAATGGTATTACCAAAGTTTTTAAAAGAGTTATTACTGCAAATGATGTAAAACCATTCTTTGAATTATTTTTACCTGAAAAGACTGTTTTAGGAGTGACTAGTGTATTATTAAAAGATGGAACACAATATGCTAACGTACCTTCAAATCAAGAATTTTTAGGTGTTGATAACCGATGGTTAGAGGTTCAAGCGTTGGCTCAAGATAGAGTGTTTATTGAAGACCCAACAAAAGTTTCGGATAATCCGGGTATTAAAGTTGGTAGATATGTTGCCACGGCAACTAAATTCATAACAGAATTTACACCTGAAGGATTCTTTAAAATGACTTTTGGTGGTGGTACTCAATCGGCTGATGAACAATTACGAGAATTTGCTCGAGATGGTAAACCATTAAATTTGTATAAATATTCTAATAACTTTGCTTTAGGTAGTACTTTAAAACCTAACACAACATTATTTGTTCAATACAGAATTGGTGGTGGAACAGGAAGTAATTTAGGGGTTGGAGTAATAACACAAATAGGTACGGTTTCATTTTTTGTAAATGGCCCTTCAGCATCTGTTAACACAACGGTAGTTAACTCATTAAGATGTAATAATGTTACCGCTGCGATAGGTGGGGCTAATTACCCGACAACCGAAGAAGTTAGAAATTTAGTTTCATATAACTTTACTGCTCAAAATAGAGCCGTGACTATAAATGATTATGAATCTATTATAAGAACAATGCCATCTCAATTTGGAGCACCGGCGAAAGTTGCAATAACTGAAGAAAATAATAAGATTAAAGTTCAAATGTTATCTTATGATGAAACAGGACGATTAACTGAAATAGTTTCTAACACATTAAAAAACAATGTTGCGAATTATCTTTCAAATTATCGTATGATTAATGATTATGTTTCAATTGAAAGTGCTAATGTTATTGATTTAGCAATTAATGTTGATGTTGTGTTAGATAATTCACAAAATCAAGGTTCAATAATTTCTCAAGTAATTAATATCATAACTGACTATTTTGACCCAACAAACCAAGAAATGGGTGAGAATGTTAATGTTTCGGAATTAAGAAGATTAGTCCAAAGTGAAAATGGGGTAATTTCGGTTTCTGATATGACATTCTTTAATAAAGTTGGTGGTCAATATTCTTCTTCTCAAACATCTCAAAGATATATTGATTCGGCGACTAAACAAATTGAATTAGTTGATGACACTATTTTTGCGGAACCAAGACAAGTATATCAGATTAGATATCCAAATAAAGATATTAATGTGAGAGTCAAAAATATTAAAACAGTTAATTTCTCTTAATAATTTATTTTAAAAAATATTAGGTTATCCTTATTATTACTTAAATAAAATAATATGGATTATATTTTACAATTTTTAGAGGCAATTAAAGGTAATAATGGTACTTGGATTCAAGCCCTTGTAATTAGTTTAATTCTACATATAAGACTTTGGATTGGAATTCCGTATTTCTTTTATTATTTAAAAATTTTAATTAAGAATAAAAAAGATATTAAAATATTTCCATTATTAATGTTTATATTTTTTATAACATTAATTGGATATGAATCAGCAACAATATATCGTGATAGACAATTTGAAACTAAAAAATATACTGTAGAATATGTTAAAAAAACCACAGATAATTTAATTATTGTTATTCAAGGGGCTAATAATCCATTTAAAGATTTTATTTATAAAAACAAAACCCAAGTTGATATAACAAATTCTAGAGATGAGGATGGATTAGGGTATATTAAATCAAAAAACTTCACTAACAATACTCAAGTTTTAACATATGTAAGTTCACATAGTGAAAACTTAACACCTGAAGATGTTTATACTGTAATTTATTACTATAAATTATTTAACCCAAATGGTAAAGTAATTATGGTAGGACATAGTACGGGGGGTTATAATGTCATTCAAGTAGTGGAAAAATTAAATAAAGATAAAATAAATATTGATTTGACTATTTTAATTGACCCAGCAAATAAAAAAGAAAATAATCTTGATTACAATATACCTAATAATGTTAATTACTTAATTAATTTAACATCACCTGAATATAGTGATAATTTTAAGTTTTTTACAAATTCCGGAGGTAAAGTATTAAATCCAACTACAAATTTAAATTATATAAACATCAATACTAAAAATACGACTCACACAAGTATTGATAATACAGTTTATATTGAGATTAATAAATTAATAAAGGATTTTATCACAAAAAAAGTAAATCCTATAAATGAGATTGAAAAATATAAGTTTTAATCACAATTTATTTTATTAATTAATGAATTATCTTTTGAAAATAGTATATAAACTATTTATTAAAAAAGATTATTATGTCCAATTCATTTAGAATAAGAACTGAGCCTGGTGTTGATAAATCACTTAACGTCTTGATAGACCAAGAATTTGAGTATTTAGAAATATTATCTCTAAAAATATTACCAAGTCAAATATATACTAGACAATGCTCTGATTATGGAGTACTTGTTGGTAGAGTAAGTGTTAATAATGGTTTTGGTATTCCGAATGCTAAAGTTTCAATCTTTGTTCCATTAGATAGTACTGATGAGTTAGACCCAGTTATTTCTGAATTATATCCTTATAAATCCCTTTCCGACCTTAATGACGATGGGTACCGTTACAATCTACTCCCATATAAACAATCTCATAGTGGACATGTACCGACAGGTACCTTCTTTACTAGAAAGGATGTTTTAGTCGACCCAATGTTAATTGAAGTCTATGATAAGTATTACAAATTTTCCACAGTAACCAATACAAGTGGTGATTATATGATATTTGGTTTACCAACCGGTAGCCAAACAATAGTTGTTGATATTGACTTATCAGACATTGGAGAATTTTCATTATCTCCACAAGATTTAATAAGAATGGGTATTGCATCACCTTCTCAAGTTGCGGGAGTCTCATTTAAATCATCTACTAATTTAAGAAGTTTACCTCAAATTATCAGTATCAATAGAACTGTTGAAGTTGAACCTTTATGGGGTCAACCAGAAATATGTAATTTAGGTATAACAAGAACTGATTTTGATTTATCATCTGAAGCGGGGATTGATATTACACCGACAGCCATTTTTATGGGTTCAATAGTTTCTACTACTGAAGAAGACGCTTTGAAAAGAACGTGTAAGGTTAGAGGTAACGCAGGTTATTTATGTAGTCTAACGACAGGTCCGGGTGAGATTTTAGGGATAAGACAAACTATATTCCAAGACGTATATGGTAGACCAATATTAGAATCTTTTGATTTGGATGAGGGGGGTAAAGTTATTGATGAAAATGGTACATGGTTAGTAGACATTCCAATGAACTTGGATTATTATATAACAAATGAATTTGGTGAACAAGTAATATCCGATGACCCTAAAAAGGGTGTTCCAACAAAAGCCAAATGTCGTTTTAAAGTAAAATGGGACCAATCTCCATCATTATCTGAACAAATTAAAAGAGGTTATTTTATTGTACCAAATGTTAGAGAACATGGGTGGACTAGTAGTGGAACAGACCCATTAAATGATTCAAATAGAAGTTTAAATTCTCCATATGATTTAGCTATGAAATCTTACGCTTTTAGTTTAGATTGGGCAGATTATGGTTATACCGGGACATCAAATAGTACTGGTGCTCAAATAGGTCGTAAAATGATTCAAGAAGCGATTGATTGTGATGATAAATTTTATATAATGCAATACAATAAAGTTTATACAGTATCTCAATTAGTTGATAAATTTAGAAAGGGTGTAACACCTGATAGATTTATTGGAATTAAAAATATTTTAGATGATAGTTGTAATAGTGAAAATAACAAATTCCCTACAAATGATTCTAACATGAGATTTGATATTATTTATATCTTATACTCTTTTCTAATGATGGTCTTTAGACCCATACTTTATATCTTATTGGTTGTAGCTCACTTACTGTATTTCACAATAATGGTGTTGAGGTCTTTAGTTATTCCAGCTTTGATTGGATACTTTACAGTGCAAATTATTAATACGGGTATTTTAATTGCGGGAACAATTCCATATGCGTTAGGTTTAATTGCCGGTTATTTGCTTCAAATTATTCTTTACGGATTATTAATCGTGGCTTTAGTATTAATTTTAAAAGAATTATGGAAAATGAAGTTAGAGGGAATTTCCTTACCTATGTTAACGTATCCTGATTGTGATTTATGTAATTGTGATGTTGGTCAAATACCGGGAACTGATGGTACTATAAGTGAAGAATCCTCAGCGTCAGTTTCATCTGTTGAAGATGATTCGTCTGAAGAAGTCCCTTGTCCTTATATATATCTTGACCCAGACTATATTAACGTGTTATCATCAACAATTAATATTTTAGGGGTTGGTGGTCCAATATTTAAAATACCGGGTAATTCTGTTGATAGTTCGGTTAAAAATGCGGTAACAACAACTTTTTCAGGTACAATACCGGCAGGTGCAAGTGATAATAGTGTTGGTATTCCGGGAT